AAGTCTTTACCGGTTACGACTACTACGGAAGTCAACACCAAGGTTGCATAGACAGCAATGGACTGGTGTACATGTGGGGGTTGAACCAATACGGTTGTTGTGGGTGGGGTGACTCTAGCGGATCAATGTATCCAAAAGTTGTGCCACTGAGTGTGCGCTACCCGATCAAAGATGCATTTGTGAGCGGTGGCACTTACACAGCCACCTATCTCATCGATATCTACGGCCGCTTGTGGACGGCAGGTCAAGGCGGAAGTTCAGGTCACAACTACGACCAATCCTTTCATGCCTTGTTCATGCCTTGGGGCGAAGATAAACCTGTCAAGTCAATTCGCACCTCCGAAACGGATGCGCATTGGGTGGCGGGTGCGCAGTACTACCGTCGCTTTTGTGTCGTTCTCGAAAACGGCTCACTTTATATGTGGGGTGACGACAGTGGGCAGACAAACGGGGGATGGGGAACGGGCTATACAGGTGACATTTGGACAAGCTCTCCGCTGTTTCCCTACAAATGCTTGGATGGCGTACTTGATGCTTTCACCATCTCTGGCGGTTACTCGCGATCTGTCGCGTTGATGCAAGACGGCTCAGTCAAAGCCACTGGCTACAGCGGCTACAACTTCAATGGCAAAAGCGCAGATACCACCACCTGGCAGACGATTGGTGCGGGTTATCTGGAGGGTGTTGCCAAGCTGCGCTGCTATGGCGGGATGTATGGTGCTACGGCAATGGCCCTACGCTCAGATGGGCGTGCCGTTGGCTGGGGGTGCGGTGCCAATGGAACGGTTGGTAATGGCTTGGGTGCGAGTGGAAATTTACCTAACAGCTTTGTGATGTTGGATCGAAAAATCGTTGATTTCTCCACCAGTGGTTACTGCAGTGCGGGAGATGACATCGTGATGGCACACCATTTTTTAACCACCGATGGTCGTGTCTACACCACGGGCGCTTCATCCAATTACATGAACGGCGACACATTGGGTAACGCGCGCAACGCGCCGAGTCAAATAATTTTTTAAAGGATATTGAAATGGGCACAGTCAGTCTTGGAAAAATTGCCTTCAGCTACAAAGGCAGCTACACAGGCGCAACCACGTATTTCCGCCAAGATGTAGTGAGCTTGAATGGCGATAGCTATGTCTGCCTTGTTGACAACACTGTGGGCATGGCTCCGATAAATAATCCTGCGAAGTGGCAACTGTTTGCACAGGGTACCTCTGGTGTCTCGAGCGCTGCCGGTGAATTGGTCTACAACAGTGGGGGCGCTTTGGCTGCACTCGCGCCCGGCGTTGCGGGTCAAGTCCTCACAGTCGGTGCCAATGGGCTGCCAGTGTGGGGAACACCCGATGTGCGTTCTGGCACTAAGTTCAAGCGCTTGTTGGAAAACGCAAGTACCAAGGTCAACAACCGGCCTTACCGCCGCTTTGGCGGCATCATGACCGATAACTCGGTGCGCATGTGGGGTAACAATGACAACTATGTCTTGGGCGATGGCAACACGTTTGCCAGACCCTATCCGGTTCGCGTGGCTTTTGGCCCTGGGTTTCCAGGTGCAGCCAAAGTCTATGTCGATTACAACTACTCAGGATATTGCATTGATCTTAATGGTCAGCTGTGGAGTTGGGGCTATAACGGCTACGGCCAACTTGGGCTGAATGACACCACTGATCGACGCGTTCCTGTGAACGCGAGCCTGGTTGCGAGCAGCTCAATTTTTGGCAGAACAGTCACTGAAGTTATCGTGGCTGGTGGTGTTGAGGGGTATAGCAGCGTCATGGTCATATGCGCTGACGGTTCGCTTCACAGCGCGGGCTACAACGGTTACGGGCAATTGGGGCTGGGCGACACGACGCAACGCAATCAGTTTGTGCAGGTGCCGGTCGTAAGTAATGTGGTTGCTGCTCGCTTGGGTCGTGAGCGTTACACCGCAGCCTACGCGGTGCAAGCTGATGGCAAGCTGTATTCATGGGGTTACAACGGTGACGGCCAGCTTGGGGATGGCACCACCACGCAGGCCAATATTCCTGTGCAACGCACGGGTGGAACGCTTTCAGGAAAAACAATTAGCAACGTTTATTGTGGTCACTCTGCCGCCTATGCATTGGATAGCACTGGGCGCTTGCATGCCTGGGGGACCAACACCACTTATGGCAATCTAGGATGCGGTAACTTTGCAAACCAGTTCACGCCAGTACAAGTCGCAATTGGCGTTGCTGATGTCTACACCAACAGCTATGACTACCCTATGGTGCTTATCCGCAAAACGGACGGTACCTTGTGGGGTGCGGGGGCAGGAAATTATTCAGCCAACGGAAATGTGGCGGGCAACCATACGGCAGACTTTGCGCAGATTGCGATTGGTAACACTGTCACCAAGGCCGCCATTGGCGGGACTGGCAGTTACAACTACTGCCTGGCCTTGATGCAAAACGGCACAGTGTATGCATGGGGCTATAACGGCAATGGCGCATTGGGGGTTGGTGACAGCACCAATCGATTGACGCCTGTTTTAGTGCCGATTGCTCTACGTACCGTGCAAGACATCGCTGTTTACGGCACGAGCTCAGAGCAATGCTCGGCATTTTTGTTTGACGATGGACAGCTTTGCGTGGCCGGTTATGGTGGCAGTTATGCCAATACCGACAACAATGGCAATTGGATTGGCACACCTTATCCGGTCATTTTGTAATGCCCAACACCGCATTGTCAGAGGCCATTAAGGAGGCCTACGCCAGCGCCCCATCCGATCAGATCATCTTGCACACCTTGGAGTTACGCCATCCAGCGTTCGTAAATGACGTGGGCCAGACGGTCGCTATTCGCGTGGTGCGCGACACAGGCGATTTATGGGCTCGGTTGGAATCGCAAGCTCCGCTGCAAGCCAGTGAGCGTGTGCAGTTTGTAGCCATGGGTTTTGAGTTGGACTTGCCTCCAGTCGACACCATGCCGGTACCTGAAATCACCGTGACGCTAGACAATGTCTCCCGCGAAATCGTGCGGCACTTAGATGCGGCGGCCGAGTCGCAATCGGTGATCGAGGTGACCTACCGCCCGTACTTGTCCTCCGATCTGGATGGGCCGCAGATGGACCCGCCCATCCACCTGGTACTGACGGAAGTGGAAGCAGACATCTTCCGAGTGACGGGTCGCGCGCGCATGCTGGATGTGGGCAACAAGGCTTTCCCTGGCATCAGCTACACCGCAAAAACCTTTCCGGGCCTGACCCGATGAGCCCCCCATTCCATTGGGCGACCGAGTTCATCGGTCGGCCTTGGCACGCCGGTGCGCGTGGGCCAGATGCTTTTGATTGTTGGGGCCTGTTTCTGGCTATCCAGCGCGAGCACTTTGCGCGAGACCTTCCCGAAATTCCGGTCGACGCTAACGATCTGCGCAACGTAATGTCGACCTTTCGCGACCACCCAGAGCGACAACGATGGGTGTCAGTTGTGAAACCTGCAGAAGGTGACGCTGTGCTACTGCGCCAATCCCGCCACCCAGTGCATGTTGGTGTATGGCTCGCTGTCGATGGCGGTGGCGTGCTGCACGCGGTCAAGGACGCGGGCGTGGTCTTTCAGAAATTGCCAGAACTTTTGCTGCACGGCTGGCGGGTAGAAGGCTTTTACCAGTTTGTGGAGAACCAGTGATTCACGTTGACCAAAGCGCTGTCGTCATGCTGCGTAACCCCTTTCAACCCAGCCAGCGTGAAGTGGTGGTGACTCACCCCAGCCAGACCATCCGGCAATGGCTAGATAAACAAGGGATTGCCGAATTCGATCAGCCGACCGTCTGCATTAAAAACGGTGCTGCCGTGTTGCGCGGGGACTGGGCGGTCACACAGATTGATGGCTTGGTAATCTTTATTGCCCTGCCACAGGGTGGCGGCGGTGGTGGGGGTGGCAAGAATCCGCTGAACACCGTCCTGATGATTGCGGTGATGGTAGTGGCGACCGTCTATGGTGGTCCATTGGGCGCGAGCCTGGGATTTAGCGGAAACCTGGCCACAGCTGTTGGGTCAGCCATCATCATGACTGCGGGTACTGCATTGGTCAGTGCATTGGTGCCCCTGCCCACACCTAACATGCCGTCTTTTTCATCTGGTGGTGGACTGTCCCAACCCTCGCCAACCTATAGCCTTCAAGGCCAAGGTAACTACGCACGCTTGGCCCAACCCATCCCAGTGATCTATGGCCGCCATCTGGTCTATCCAGACCTGGCCGCCACGCCATACGGCGAATACCAGGGCAACGAGCAGTACTTACACCAGTTGCACTGCATAGGCCTTGGTGAATATGACATAGAGCAAATTCGAATTGAGGACACCCCCATAGCCTCGTTCGAGGAGGTCAATTTTCAGATCGTGTCACCAGGCAGCTCAGTCACTCTTTTTAATCCGGATGTAGTAACAGCCCCAGAGGTGGCTGGACAGGAACTGCTGTCTGGCTCTTGGACTGGGGGCTTTGCGATTAACCCAGCCGATAGCGAAGTGACGCACATCGGCATCGACGTTTTGTTACCGCGTGGTCTGTACTACGCAAACGACACCGGCGGCTTAGAAGTCCGAAGTGCAAGCTGGAAGATAGAAGTCAGAGCTATTGATACCGAAGGCGATCCAGTAGGTAACTGGTTAACGCTTGGCAGTGAGAGTATGAGCGCCGCTACAACTACGCCTCAGAGAATGTCTTTCAAATATCCTGTTAGCTTGGGTCGCTATGAAGTACGTGCCACACGTATAGATAGCAAGGACACCAGCTCGCGCGTTGGGCACGAGGTGCGTTGGAGTGAGGCTCGTGGTTATCTGGCAGGTGGCGTTGCCTTTCCTGACAACGTCACGTTACTCGCCATTCGCATGCGTGCCACCGACAACTTGTCGCAGCGTTCCAGTCGTCTCATCAACTGCATCGTTACTCGTAAGTTACCTGTGTGGTCAGCAAGCTCTGGATGGTCATCAGCTTTGCCCACGCGCTCGATTGCCTGGGCATACGCAGACATCCTGCGCGCAAGCTACGGTGCCAAACTCACCGATGAACGAATCGATCTGGCTGCCTTGGCGCAGCTCGATCAGGTCTGGACCAGTCGGGGGGATAAGTTCGACGGCGTATTTGACCAACAGGTCACTGTCTGGGAAGCGCTGACCCGTGCAGCACGCTGTGGTCGAGCGGTGCCTTTCCTACAAGGCGGCATCGTACGACTTGTACGCGATGAGTCTCGAACCTTGCCGGTGGCGCTTTTCAGTACGCGCAACATCGTTAAGAACAGCCTCAAGATCCAGTACGTGATGCCGGGTGAGGAGACTGCAGACGCGGTGACGGTGGAGTTCTTCAGCAGTCGCACCTGGAAACCCGATGAGGTCACTGTGAGCCTTCCAGGCTCCAGCAGCACCAATCCAGCCAAGTTGCGGCTTTTTGGTTGCACGACCGAGGCCCATGCGATGCGCGAGGGCTTATATCTAGCGGCTGCTAATCGTTACCGCAGACGCATCATCACCTTGCGCACCGAGCTCGAAGGTCTGATTCCTACCTATGGAGACCTGATCGCCATTGCCCACGATATGCCGAGTTGGGGGACGGGCGGTG